GTCCTACTGGAGTACCAACGCCAGAACCCAACGGTGTCTGTAATGCATTATCAAAACGCAGTGTCAAGGTAATTGTAATTGCTTCGCTTGTACCGTAGTTTAGGTCATTGTAGTTGGCGCTGGTTAAGAAGCAGCCGTACAATTCCCATGTTTCTAACACAGTAGGAGTTGAAAGTCCGTTGCCGCCGTCGAGGATTTCGCACTTGGTCACAAACTTATAGTCAATACCGGAAGCAGCAGACGCCTGTTCCATAAAGTCCATTTGCTTCTGTAGCTGTTCGCCGACTAAACGCTGAACTTGACCACCTGCATCATCGCGCAGGTTAACGGTGATTGTTTCCCAGCTTGCTTTACCAGCCAGGTACATTTTGCTGTTGTACAGGTCAATTGGTATTTCTTCAAACGTTGCTGTTGGACGCTGAAAGTCTATAACTTGTTTAGTTAATTCAGTTCTTGGGGTAGAAACGCCAAAGTTTTCAAACATCACTCTGAAGCGATATTTGAGCTTGGGCATCAGTAGACCTTGGTTTGGATTGCTCTGATCGCTTGCCAAAGGCACCGTCATTCTAGTTAGTGATGAAACGGACATTGTGTATCTCCTATATGTAATTATTTATGATCTTTGCGACCAAAAAAATGGGGCCATTTCGAGCCCCATTTTCTTTTACTTCTGCCGGTTTATACCACCGCAGAACTAGCTGTGTTGCCTGCAGCAATTTCACCTGTGTTCTTAATACGAACTGGAATGTAGATGAATTCAACTGCTTTAACTGGTTCGATAGCAATATCAACATACAATTCATTGCGATCAATACGAGCTGGTGTGTTGTTGCTTAAATCACAAACTACCAAGTAGTCATAGATACCACGCTTGTTAACCAGATCTACCAACAGTCCAGTAATGGCGTTGGTGATTTCGTTACGTGTGATTTGATCGTTTGGTTCAAACACAAATGTCTTACCAATTTCGTTCAATCGACCACGGATGTATGCAACTAGTCTAGCTACGTTGATACGATCCAATGCACTTGGGCTAGGAGCAATTGTTTTGTTACCGTAGTTGACAATACCGCTACCTGGAATGAATGTGATTGGATTGATCTTGTTTTCGTACAGGACATCACGTACACCTTGACCAGTGGCAATAGTCACAAACTCGCCTGTTTGTGCATTAACATAACCAATTGCATCAGCATTGTCAATCAAGCCGCGTCGTGTACCAGCTGGTGCTAACCAAGGGAAAGCAACTTCGTCACTGCGTACAATTGTACGCAACATCATATGGCTTGGTGGTTGTACAACTGGGCTACCTGACAGGTCAACTGTTTGGCAACTAGGATAGAACAAACCAACATACTGATCAGTTACTGTGACAGCATCTTCGGCAAATACATCAGTGTTTGTAGCATAAGCAGTCAGGTTAATTGCAGAAGCATCTAGGCGCAATGGTGTATCACCAATGACAAATCCTGTATTGCTACGCTCATTGTTAAGTGCAACCATATTGGTAATCAGTTCTGGGTACTGAGGGCAAGCCAACAAGTTGAATTGATTTTGTTCTTCTCTCAGGGTGTCTTGTGTATTGATAGCTGATTTTAGTGCAGCTACAACAATAGATCGCACTGCCAATCGACCCATGTATGGCGAACCGTCTGCACGATTACCGCTGGCATTTACCCAGGCATTAGTTTCTAGTATTGACCAAAAACTAGTGTTGGTTGGCAAGTTGCCTGTACCAGATGCAATAGCAACATAAATTATACCGTTGTAAAGAACTTTGTTGCCGCTTACGTAAGCTGTAGTTGTATCATACGCTTCTACAGAAAAGTCAGATGCATTAAAGTAGTCAGCTTGGAATGTTTTAACATTGAAACCACTTCTACGTGTATTCCACAGCAGAGTTCCAGCTGGATAAACAGTTGCGTCAGGAGCATCTATATCCAAGTAGCTGCTGACCAACAAGCTGGCGATAGTAGGGATATTATCTGTGACAGGATCAGTTGTGCCGTTTGGAGCCCAACGTGCATCAGCAAACAAGATACCGTTTTCGGTAGTTTGGTCTGTGTTATCAATTTGAACCCACTGATCTACACCGTTGACGGATTCCCAACGATTTAGCACAGGATAAATTTCAAGATTGCTAGTGTCTAACCATAAATCTCCGTATACCAAAGGAGTGGCGTCACTTTGCTCAATCGGAGCTGTAGTTGAAACAATCGGACCTGCTGGATCAGTTAGTGTTAAGTTATAACCGCGTACATCGTTGCTTAGGGTCTGATAACCTACCCAGACAGTACCGTTATTGATCATGATGTCAGCTTGATTTGTAGCTGAATAATACCAGTAAGTTCCGCTAACAGGATTTTGATCAGGAGCAGTAGAACTAGCTGTGTATGTCAATGCTACCCAGTTTGACAAGATTAGACCTGCATCTTCGCCGGCTAAACGAACACCTTCAACTGAGGTATTGATACCGGCAGCAGCAACTGGAGTTCCAGTGATGTCTTTCAATACAATAACGCCGCCTTGACTTTGTGTAAACACAATTGCACCGGCTGCATTAACTGCGGCGCTGACGTTTCTAACGTTGGCAGCAGACACAGCAGCACAGAAATCAGCTGCGGTACCTGTACCACCAATGGTAGCTGTAACTGCTGTAGTTAATGCAGTGCTGCCAGCTGTGCTGGTTTGAATTGTAAATGTGTTACCAACAGTAAAAGTTGGAGTAGTGTCATCGCCAGTGATAATAGTTGCATCTTGTGTCAGGCGTTCAAATACTTTCAAAGTGAATGTGTTGTTGTAAGCAGAACCTGTGTCTTCTGGACTCACGTTGTACTGTGTATACAATGTGCCTGCAGCAATATTTTTACCGCCGCCTGATGGATCTAAAGTAGCATTGGCACTTTGATCATTTTGGAATACAGGAGCCAGCTTTGGAATAAATGTTCCTGTGTTTGTGCTGTATTCCTTGACACTGATATTGGTGCCTAGGTTAGCTGCATTTGTTTTATTCCAAACGCTACCAATTGGTCTTGGTTGGTCATCTGTGCTTCTCCAACGTGGCACTGTATAGCTAGGGCTTTGTTGTAGTGCTGGAGCATAGTATGTTTGAGCTGTTACACCAAGTGTGGTTAATAAACCAGCTGTACTCAGCGGATCAATATTGATGATACCACCGTCACCAGATGAACCGTCAGCTTCGGCTGTGCTGTCGCATTCAAGAGTTAAACGATTGCTGCTGTCGGCACTGGCGTGAACACCAGTGATAGCTGCATTATTAATTTGTGTTACTAATGACGCTAATGTTTGTCCAGATAAAGTAATTGTAGTACCATTGATGATCAAAGTATTGCCAATTGTCAGAGCATTACCAGTTACAGACTCTGTACCTTGTACAGTAGCCCATGACAGTTTCCATGCATCTGATCCTACCAGTACCCAGTCATTAGTGAAGTTTTTAAAATACACTGGATTGCTGCTGTTGGTTGCTACTACAGCATAGCTACCAATGGAACCAATACTGGCAGCAGGAATACCTGATTCAAGATCAACTGTGTCTGTAATCACAATCGGTGTGATTACTGTAAATGTGTTTGTGATCGAACTCCACTGGTTGATACCCCAGCTAGTGACACTGGTATCTAACCAGTATGTACCGTTGTCAGGTGCACCGGTTGGACGGACCAAACTAGCGGTCAGTGCTGATAAATCAATATTTGCACGTTGGATGTAAGCACGATTGCTGATACCCAATACTGAGTGTGCTGCTAACAAGCCGTATTCGTTCAGCTCGTAGCCATTAATTGGTGTGCCGTTTGATGTTTTGTAAAAGAATGGATTACCAAATGTAGCCGCTAGATCTCTTTGGCTAGTCATTAAATATACTTTACCTGCGTTGACTGCCAGTGTTCCTGGAGCAACTGTTAGGCCAGTACCAGAAATTTTGTCCTGGGCAGTAGCAAGCAGAATATAAGGTACAGAGTTGGTTGCGGCAGGAAGGTAGCTTGATTCGTCAATTACAGTAACTTCTACGCCTGGGGATACTAGTGCCATGGTGATTCCTTATTAAAATTGGATACTGATATTTATTCGATAGATCAAAAATCAGGTACTTACGCGACCTTGATTAAGGTCTGCTGAATAAATAGTCGTATGAGACCGCTATGCAAGGTTTGCAATAAAAATCCCGCTGCCATCAATGGATATCACCGCGAAAAACTGTATTATCGCAGTCGTTGTACGGTATGTATTAGGCAGGACAAAAGAATAAAGCCAGCACGGCCTAGATGGCAAACGGCTGGCTATAAGAAAAAACCCACATGTGATAGATGTGGGTTTCGGGCACGGCATCACACACAATTAATGGTATATCATGTGGACGGGGATTTGAATAACTGCGAAGATCGCAACTTAAAAACAGTATGCTTGAACTGTATAGCTGAAGTTGTGCGATTAGAACTGCCCTGGCGGGCCAGTGATATTACCCCTGATTTTTAATTAAGTTATCAACTTGAGCATACAAGTCGTCCATGGTGCCGTTGTTATCTAAGATATAATTAAACTCGGTGCCTGCCCAGGCTGTTTCGCTGGCATGTATCTTATAATTATCTAACACTGACTTGTTGCTGGCCCAACTTAAATTCTGTGTTGGACCACCATTTACTACTTCAGCAGCGTGGAACCATGCGGGATCTGGTCCTCTTGTTGTTCTAATGACCAGGCCGCCTGCTGTTTTAATTGCAGCAATTTCATTGGGAAAACGACAGTCCGAAATTACTACATTATCTTGTAAGTTTCTAATTTTGTTTTCAATGCTGGCAATCCAAATATCGTCATGAAAGCCACGACGCATTACTTCAGTACCCCAGTACTGCAAGACCCAACGCGGAGTTAGATCGGGCATGTTTAAGCGTTCACTCCACCACGGATCCACTTGTTCTCTCCATTCCCTTGACGATTTAGTACGCCCTTCTAACAAGGTGCGATCCCACCCAAATACCGCTGCTACAGCATCTTTAAGTGTTCCTGCAAAACTTTCACGACGAAACTCGTGTACGTTTACCAGATAGTCTGCTACTGTGTCTTTGCCGCTGCCAATCAGGCCGCAAATTCCAATAATCAAGATAGTTCCTTAATATCAAAGTGTCTAAGTGTTGCTTGCACCAGATCGATCTGCTTGCGGCAATCTTCTAGTGCATGGTGTGTTGTAGGAGGCTTGGGACGATCTGGCCAGATACTGCAAAGTGTACGGCTGTCCCTTACGCTGTAGAACTGCCAGGGGATAGGTTTTCCGTAGCTCTTGTAGGCATGTTCGATAATGTTCATGTCATAAGTGGGACCTTGGGCCCAGACACGCTTACTATGCCAAATCAGCCGGCCTAACTCATCTAGTGCCTGATCCAATGGAATACGTCCTTCATCGTTAAACGCTTCCTCCCGTGCATGATCTGGCTGTGATGCCCACCAGTCTATTGTGCTTTGTTGTATGCTACGGTTTTCTTGGCTTTCTAGTGTGATACGGGCGTAATAAAACTGCTCATAGTAGCCCGACCCCAAGGGATCAAAGCTTTGAGCTGCTATTGTTAGAATAGTAGTGTCTGGGCCAGTGCCTAAGCCCTCAATATCGATCATTAAATCTGCCATAAAGTTATTATAGCAGAATCATCGCAGGGTGTCTAGCTGTTGTTAGCCAATAACAAGAGTGAGTGGTTGAGATCCGTCCACATATAGCTTTAGGTCTTCGACGCACTTGTCCATCATTGCTTGACCTTCGCTTTTCATAGCTGCACCGTTTAAGGTGCCGCCACCGTTGGGTCCTGCAATAGTGCCAAATTTTTCACGAGCTTCGCCGATAATGTACTTGCTGGCAGCAACCATGTAGTCTTTGATCCACTGGCTAATTTGAAAATCACTTAATAGTATAATTTCAGGGCGTAAGTTATAGGTCCATAATAACACAGTTTCCCCTGTTCCTCTAGGGTCTCGAATCAGCTGTAGTTTTTTGGTTACAGGATTCCAAGTGTAGTTGATATAGCCACCAAACATACGTGCTGCCAGTTCAACATACTGTTGATAGAAGTCGTATGTGGCCAAGCTACCGCCCGATTGGTTAAAATTCAACAGGTACACGTTTAAGGTTGCTGCACCAAACGGATCAAAACTAGAACCGCTGCCACCGGTACTGAGACCGATAGTGCGACGAAAGATTTGACGTACTTGTGTGACTTCTTGCGGCAATGTGTATTCGTTCACATTGTCTAATAGCTTCATAAAGCTATAGCTTTCTTCGTAGGCGTTTTGACTGCGCTGACGATATACACCGATTGTACGTTGATATGCAGCTTCGTAATGTGCTGGGTCCATTTCGACATCAATAATGCCGCTGGCCAGCTGAAGCTGTACATATTCAATCAGTTGTTTTTTAAGTGGATCTAGTGTTTGGTCTGCCATATTGGGGCTCCTTGCCCCAATATTTAGTACGTTTTAAGAATGATCAAGTTATCATTGCCACGCCCGTTGAACTTGACTTCGGTAGCTTTAATGTCCTTAAATGCCTTACGTGCAGCAGGCTTGCCCACGCCCACAATGCTACGAATCTGTTCTGCGGGTTTGCGTAGAGTTTTCTGTACAGTTGCAGCCGGATCAAATCCCACAATTGCCGAACCTTTAACAAAAAAGGTGCCTAAATGTGTGTCTGCTACAACGTGGATCAACTTGCGCTTGGCAGTATCATAAAACCAAGCTTCGCTTGCACCTACTAGTTTGGTAGGCGATTCGCTCTTGAGTTTAAGCTCTGCAAATTCTTTAAGATACTTAAACTTGGCTACTTGCTTTTCAAGAGGTACTGCTTTTTTAGCACGTGGCTTACGCTCTACTTTCTTAATTTGTACATAAGCATCGCAATCAGCAACAACTTGCTCTGCAAACTTAATAAAATTGCGTACTTGTAATTTACCAAAGTGCCCGTAGCCTTCTGCTAGATCACCGTCCTTACCTGCTGCAACTTCTTTGAGTTCTACCAAGCGGCGTTGCCAAATTTCTTTAACTTGCCCAATCAGCTGTGGTGCCACGTTCATGCTACGCAACAGGCTCACAGGCTTGTAGTCAGCTGACATCTTGCCACCGGCTAAGATCATCTCGTCATACATACCTTCCAGCTCGCCGGCAGCTTCTGACATTTTCTCACGCAAACGATCTTGAATGTTGGGCTTGACTGCTACCACTGCTTCTTCAACAACTTCTTTAACTGACTTTCCGGCTTCAATATAATCAGCAATAGTGGCGTTGATTGTGTCTAATTCTTTGTCTGTGATTTCAAGACCTAAAAGATTAGCACGGCAAATCCAGCCAATGCCAATTTTGTAAATAGCAGCTTCGGGTAACTTGGCAAATGCTTTGGACTCTGCTGTACGTTCGTTACGTGCAAGCCAATCTACAATACAGTCCCGGGCTTCTTTTTTGCCATAGTGATAGTTGTACCAGTTGAACATTCTGGTCATGGCGCTAATACGTTCCATTTCTGCAGGTTGCGCGGGCCAGACGGGTTCAGGGCCGTACCCAATGTCTTGACTACGTGGAGTCATGGATTTGAGAGGTTTATGTACTGTTTTTTCAACAGCTTTTTTAGCGACAGGTTTTTTTGCAGTTGCGTTCATGGTATTCTCGCAGAGTTTCAAATTTATATAGCATTATAGCAGTGTTTTGGTTAGTGGTCAACCGTTAAAAATTACTGCTAAATAGTAGAAACGGAGAACTAAAATTCCACGCCTAAGTATGTATCGTCCAAATAAGACGAATGATTACCGCTTCTTTGATCGTACCATCAGTGAGCAATTTACTGTGGGTGGGCTTGACATATATATTCACAAATATCTAGGTCCAAAAACCGTTGAAAACGATCCCACAACCACCGGCGTAAATGGTGATGCAACACAACCAAATTACCAAGTAAACGATCCGTTGTTTGTGCAAGACCTGTTGTTGGGCGAAATACGTGACCGAGCCTACGATCCTGACATTTACGTCATGCGCGGCGTGTATCGCCAGCAGGACATTGACTTTGACTTAACACAGTTCGGGCTGTTCCTGAACAACGATACCCTGTTTATCATGTTCCACTACAACGACATGATCGATACATTTCAACGTAAATTAATGGTAGGCGACGTGTTGGAATTTCCAAATTTAAAAGATTGGAATCCCTTGGACAAAACAAAGCCGCCACTGCCACGCTTTTATGTCATACAAGATGCTAACTTTGCATCTGAAGGCTTTAGCCAAACTTGGTTGCCGCACCTGTGGCGTGTCAAAGCCACACCGCTAGTAATGAGCCAAGAATACGAAGACATTACCAACCAGATTCCAGGAACGCCTAACATTTGGGATCCGGGTAATTATTATCCACCGGGGTCAGTTGTCCTTGATGGCGAAAACTATTATACCGCATTACAGCCTGTTCCGCCTGGTACTGCCATTGGCGATCCAGCTTATTGGCAACCCACTGATCCGGCCAACATCGGCGATGCTGCTGGCACACAAAACAAAGACTACGATGTTAACGATGCTATTATACAACAGGCCGAAGTAGAAGTTCCTTTAAGCGGCTACGATACAGTGAAGTTTTACATATTTCCCACTAACCCAGATGGTACTCCGGCCAACACAGACGGTTTCACTATTGACAATGCATTAGTCAATGCTAGTCAAGCAGATCCTTTGTCGAGTAATGCCACTGGCACACCCAGAGGCGATGGCTATACAGTGGGCTATTTGACCGGTGACGGCATTGCACCCAACGGTTTGCCAGTCACTCCCGGTGTGAACTTTCCCGCTGTGGCCTACGATGGCGACTACTGTTTGCGTTTGGATTATTTCCCTAACCGTTTATTTAGATACAACGGTCGTGCTTGGATCAAGATCGAAGAATCTGTACGCACTAACTTGACTAATGGCGTCAACAACAATACTTTACGGTCAGGCTTTGTGAACAATACATACACTGTGCCCACAACAGATCAAGGTAACATACCAAGTCGTCAGAGTCTAAGCGAGATTTTAGAGCCCAAGGCCGACAACGGTAGTCAAGGCGGTAGCAAACCAGCCAATCCTTATCCCAACACACAACCCGGACAGAGGTCAAGTTAATGCAATCCTTCTTTTATGACGAACAAATACGTCGTTTCTTACTACAGTTTACTAGAATCTTCAGTAACTTCCAGGTGGAATACGGTCCTGCCAATAGTGATCAAGCCAGCTTGATACGTGTTCCAGTTCGCTACGGCGATTGGTCTAGACTGGGGCAAACTGTTCAACAGGACAACTCAGCCAGTTCGCTGCCATCTACTCCCTTGATGACTTTTTATATCACAGGCATGGAGTACGATCGCCCACGCATGCAAGATCCTTACTTTGTGAGCAATGTACAGGTTCGACAACGATACTTTGATGCAGCTACCGAAACTTACGAAACTACACAGGGCAATGCTTTTACCATTGAACGCTTGATGCCGGTACCGTACAAAATGACCTTGACCCTGGATATTTGGACAAGTAACACCAATCAAAAGTTTCAGATATTTGAACAGATCAGTACCTTATTCAATCCCAGTTTAGAAATACAAAGCACTGATAGCTTTTTAGATTGGACCAGTTTGAGTACAGTGGATCTAGATCAAGTAACTTGGACCACTAAAACTATACCGCAGGGAACAGAAAACCCCATTGACGTCATGACCATGCGATTTACAATTCCAATTTGGATCTCATCACCGGCCAAGGTCAAGAAACTGGGTGTGATTGAAAAGATCATTGCGTCAGTGTATGATGCACAAGGTGATGCTGTAGATGCTATTACCAACAGTGATCTCTTGTTGGGCACAAGACAAAAATTTACTCCGTTTATGTACAAGACTCTGTTGATTGGCAACAAGCTACAGGTCCTGAAGAATTCAACCACCGTTGACGAGCCCAACGCATCTACTAACTTGCCAGATTCACCGCCCAGCAATGAATTTTGGCCAACAGTGATTGGTATGTACGGTGGATTTAGATCGGGTATTACACAGATCAGATTAGATAATCAATGGGGTACAGACGATCAAGTGATTGGCACTGTCAGTTACGATCCCACAGACGAACGCTTTCTACTATTTGATGTTGATGCTGATACTGTGCCGCAGAATACCTTAGCATCAGTAGATGCTGTAATTGATCCCTTGTTGAGTGGGCCCGGAGCTGGATTACCAGCAGCCACAGCAGGACAACGTTACTTGATCTTGAACAACATAGGTGATGATCAGAATCCACAGCCAGCCGCAGCTTGGGGTCCGTTGGTGGCTGCGGCCAACGACGTTATTGAATACGACGGTCAATTCTGGAATGTGGCATTTGGCAGCACAACCAATAACACAAACATACAGTATATGACCAACGAGACCACAGGTGTTCAGTACCTATGGACCGGCACTGCTTGGGTTAAAAGCTATGAAGGGATCTACCCTGCTGGATCCTGGAGTATTGTGTTATGATGGCAGTGGGTGTATGGTTTTATGCTCAAGACACACAACGCTATTTGTATTTGATGCGAAATGACAGTAAATATCCCAATACATGGGGCCTACCAGGTGGCAAATGCGAAGCTGGAGAAACCTTGTTGGAAACTATCGAACGTGAATGTTGCGAAGAACTAGGGTCGTTTCCTGACTATGTAAAACTGTTGCCGTTGGATCAGTTCACCAGTCCAGACGATGCGTTCAGTTATCATACTTTTTTCTGTTGTGTAGCAAGAGAATTTCAGCCAGTGTTGAATTTTGAACACTTGGGTTATGCTTGGATTGATAGTGTGACATGGCCCAAGCCCATGCATCCAGGTTTATGGAATACAATAAACTTTGACACCATTAAAGAAAAAGTTGAGATTATTAAATCAGCTATTCAAATGTCACAGTAAGTCACAAAATCTCTATACTTCATGGTTTCGACATTGCGGTTGTTGCGCCATATGTCAGGCATATTTACACTGGTACCCACTAGTATAAACTTGGTTTCTGTGTAAGCTTCGAAGATACTGTTTACGTGCGAGACCCAACCACTGTCTTGTACTGGAGTTTCGTTGTTGTATCCTAACAGGAATATTTCTTCGTGTTCGTCAAATGCAGCCAAGTAAACAGCCAAGGCAATTTCACTCAACTGCGGCGACATAGGCACTAGAAAAAAATCGCCAGGATAAGACATACAAATATTGGGCGAAGTATAAACAATACTATTTTTATGATACTCGGCAGTGTGTATATGTTTTGCTGTGTTGCGATTGATAGTGACAAAGAAATCAACAGGCATTTCACTCCAAATTTCACTGCTGGCATAGGTCTGCAGTCGTTTCTTGGCCAAGAGTCCACCACGGTGTCGCTGTAGTCTGGCATAGTCAAAGCGTTCGCGATCAACTGAACTGCCAATCACAGCAGCACGGCCTGATATGTGTTGATTTTCTACAGCATTAGGGATCCACTCACGCGATTGATGACCACGTCCGTTGGCCATTCTGGTTCTGGTGACCACAAATTCGCCGGCATAATCTCGTCGGTATCTAGTCTGTATCATGCTGTATAAACCGTATTAGCAGTAAATCCAAGCACAATAGCTGTGCCTGTGTTGGCGTAGGTGTATGTACCTACTACGTTTGCGTTGCCAGGATAATTAGCAATAGGAATAGATATAACCACAACACCAGATCCACCTGCGCCACCGGTGCCGTTGTAGGTTCCACCACCTCCACCGCCTGTGTTGACTGTGCCAGCTACGCCGGTATTTCCACCACCACCAGAGCCACCTGTGCTGGTAGTACTCGATCCAGCACCACCTCCACCCGCTATCCAATAGTTTCCAGAAATCAATTGTCCTGCTGTTGATCCTGCTATAGGATTTATAATGCCAACACCACCTGATGCTGTACTTGCTCCGTTAGCACCCACAGCACCTGCACCGCCACCGCCACAAAATGCTGTCCCGGAAGTAACAAATCCACCATTGAATCCTTGTCCCGGAATACCAGGTCCAAACGAACCATAAAGACCTTCGTTATTTTGGCCACTGTCGCCGCCGCCAGATCCGCCTAATTGTCCTTTCCATCCTGATCTTTGGTTTAATGTACCACCGCCACCTCCACCAATTGCTGTAATTCTAGAAGTTGAGCTAGATCCAAATGTGCTATTTGCTCCATTAGCAGCAGGAGTAGTTTGACTATTGGTTGCGCCTGCACCTCCTGTTCCTATGTTAGCAGTATACGCAGTACCTACTTGAAGAGCAAACGATGAGAAATATTGTGTGCCGCCAGCACCGCCGCCTCCTCCTAAGTATCCGCCGCCTCCACCGCCACCGGCAACTACTCCAACAGCTACGCTGTAAGATGAAGCTAGAGGTTGCCAGCTCGCTCCATTCCAATATTCCAGGTAATTAAGTGTAGTATTAAATCCCATCTGCCCCGCTGTAGGGGTAGCAGGTCTATTACCTGTAGTCCAGCTGGGTGGAGTAGATGCTGCAACGTTAGCTGCTTGTGTCATAATTGTTTCCAGTTACTGCCAGTCCAGTAATCTATCTTGGTTAGGGTAGTATTAAATCCCATCTGCCCCACAACAGGGGCAGCAGGACGAGTAGCTGTTGTCCAACTTGGTAAAGTAGATGCTGCAACGTTAGCTGCTTGTGTCATGCCGTATATGTACCTGAACTAGTGAAAGTGTGTATCACATATCCACCAGATATAGTAATTGTGCCACCTGTAGCCCGTTGTGCGGAACCCAAATAGCGTACAATAACTACTCCAGATCCGCCATTGGCACCTCTATAGATTCCAGTTAACCCAGAACCACTGTCTGTCCCTGTGCCGCCACCACCCCCACCTCCAGTATTATCAGTTCCGGCAGTTGCTGGAACAGTATATGCAGCATTTCCGCCACCGCCAAGGCCACCAGTTCGTAAAACACTAGTTGATCCACCAGCACCACCTCCAGCATAATAAACACTAGAGCCAGAAATAGTAGATGCTAGTCCTATGCCACCGTTGGCACCATAATCAGGAGTTCCTGTGCCACCAGTTGCGCCTGCTGCACCAGCACCTCCACCAGAAGCTCCGTAATTGCCGGACCCATTTGTTCCGCCAGCATTACCTTGACCCGCAGTTCCAGATCCACCACCAGTACTAGGCCAAGCTGCACCACCACCGGATCCTCCACTGCCGGCCGTTCTTCCCGCAACAGCACGACTTGCACCGGCGCCACCACCAATCGAGGTTGCAGCTGATCCAAACAATGAATTACCGCCGTTAGTACCCGGAGCAGCAGCATCAGTACTGCCGGCACCACCGCTACCTACTGTAACTGTATAACTAGTACCTGGTGTTACTGACAATGCTGAGGCAGTTAAGTATCCGCCTGCTCCTCCACCACCTGCATAATATCCAGCGCCACCACCGCCGCCACCTGCCACAACCAAGTAATCCACAGCGTATGCTGTTGATGCAATGGTCTGCCATCCAGTGCCAATATAAACTTCCATACTGTTGGTACTGGTATTCCAGCGTGTCATGCCCACCGTAGGACTTGCAGGTCGTTGTGCTGTTGTACCAACCGGAACACTTAGGGCTCCTGTGCCGCCTGCTATTAATTCTCCGGGTACTTGTGTGAGTGCCATTTTTATTTTTCCTGATTATGCGGTGTATGTACCAGATGAGGTAAATGTGTGGATCACGTAACCACCGGTGATTGTGACTGTGCCACCAGTGGCTCGTTGTACAGTTCCTAGATAACGGATGATTACTACACCAGATCCACCACTGCCACCAACAGGAGTTGTGCCGTTATATCCACTACCGCCACCACCTCCGCCAGTGTTTACGCCGCCCGCAGTACCATTTGCTGTAATACTACTTACGCCTCCGCCGCCATTTCCGCCTGCGCCGGCGGTGCCAGACCCTACATATCCGCCACCGCCGCCTGCATAATAAACGCTAGCGCCAGACAGTGTACTAATAGATCCAATACCGCCTGTTCCACCCAATGATGAGCTACCATTACCGCCTGCCGCTCCTGCTCCGCCACCGCCACCGGCAGCATAATTAGCACCATTAAAATTATTTCCGCCGGCATTACCTTGTCCTACGGTTCCGGCACCACCAACTTTAGTAGCAGCACTGGAATTTCCACCTGCTCCACCACCGGATCCACCTGCTCCGCCATTCGTATCGTAGCCAGTATATCCGGCGCCGCCAGCTCCACCGCCAACGGCAGTAGCAATTGATGTAAATACCGAATTGCTTCCTGCTATGCCGATACTTCCGGGTGCCGCATTATTAGATGGCCCACCTGCTCCCCCAGCTCCGATAGTAATAGTATAACTAGTGCCGGGTGATACCGAAACAGCAGATGCTGTTAATAATCCCCCTGCACCGCCGCCACCGCCTCCACTGCCACCGCCACCTCCGCCACCAGCCACAACCAAATAATCTACGCTATAGGCAGTTGACGCTATGGTCTGCCAACCGGTAGCACCAGTTCCAATATAAACTTCCATTCCACCTATTGTGGTGTTCCAACGCTGCATGCCCACTATAGGACTTGCAGGTCTTTGGACGGTTGTTCCCGACGGTGTTAGTAATGCTCCTGTTCCGTTGGCATTTCCAGCATCTAGGTAAAGGGTGTTTATTGCGCCGCCGGTGGCCGGAATAGCGTTTAACACAGAACTCACATAAAAACTTTCTGTAGAGACCAGGTCGCCTAATGTGGCTCCAGCAGCTAACACTACCGTAGTGCCTGATGTAGCTGTGTAATCTGCTGTGCCTAATCTTACACCATTGCGATAAACATCAACATATCCAACTGTGTAACTAGGTACTGAAAATGTAGTTTGCCCTGCGGTAGCTGTGAATTCCGTTACTGTTCTATAAGCTGTGGTAGTTATGTTGGTAGCAGGAATACCCAGATATCTAACACTGATATTGCCAGTTCCAGTGGGAGGTGCTGCTGAAAATGTTAGTGTTGTGCCGCTGATGCTGTAAGTGTCGGGACTTTGTACCACACCTGAGACAGCTACCAATATGCTGGCAGTATTGGCAGGAGCAACTGTCATGGTAAAAGCTGTGGTTGAAGCATTGCCAGAGAATAGGTCTGTTACAAATGCTGCGCTAGTGGGTTGATTTCCAATGTATGCCATGTTATGCTGTGTATGTTCCAGATGAGGTAAATGTGTGGATCACGTAACCACCTGTGATTGTGACTGTGCCGCCGGTGGCTCTTTGAACTGATCCTGCATAACGTATGATTACAATACCAGATCCGCCAGCACCACCAACCTGCGCGGAGTTATTATATGCTCCACCTCCACCACCGCCGCCTGTGTTAGCTGTGCCGCTGGCGCCAGTTCCTGTAACTGATCCTGTTCCGCCACCTCCAGAGCCACCTGCGCTAGGAGTTCCTGCCGGGGTTCCTTGTAAATATGCGCCTCCACCACCACCGCCTGCGTAAAAAGTTGCGGAACCCGAATACGACGAAGATATTCCAATTCCGCCAGCACCTGAGGTAGAACTAACAGCATTGCCGCCTGCGGCACCTGCACCACCGCCACCACCTGTTGGGTAGGGTTGAGAAACTATTCCGTTGCCGCCGGCATTTCCTTGACCAACTGTTCCTGATCCGCCTACTGACGTTACACCACTTAATCCTCCTCCACCACCGGATCCGCCCGATAATCCGTTAGTGCCAGTTGAATTAGAACCGCCGGCGCCTCCACCAATTGCAGTAGTTACAGTAGACAATAAAGAATTAGTACCGTTTGATCCAGAAGTAGTAGTTGCACCAGTTGCACCGGGTCCACCGGCTCCTATGGTAATGGTATAACTTGTGCCTGGACTTACTGACAATCCAGAACTTGTTACTAAACCTCCAGCTCCGCCACCTCCACCACCGCTGCCGCCACCCCCACCACCTGCTACAACCAAATAATCTACTGTGTAAGCTGTACTAGCAATAGTCTGCCAACCTGTAGAACCTGTACCAATGTAAACTTCCATACCACCTATTGTGGTGTTCCAACGCTGCATTCCAATTACAGCTGACGCAGGACGTTGAGCAGTAGTACCAGATGGCACTAATAAAGCACCTGTTCCAGTACCTGTAGTATCTAATCCTGCGCCTGCTATTGTGCTGATTGGCATCTTATATTCTTTCCATTATGTATATTATGCTAGGTATGTTCCGCTACTGACAAAGGTGTGTATAGTATATCCACCAGAGCTAGTGACCGCGCCACCTGTGCCGCGCTGTGCACCAAGATAACTAATGACTACTATACCTGAACCACCTCCGCCGCCAACTCCAGCAGATCCACCTGCACCACCACCGCCACCGCCACCAGTGTTGGCTCCACCTGAACCAGCTGTAGCTCCGCTGCCACTAGCTCCGTTGCCACCAGCATTTATTGCTGAAGCTCCACCAGTGCCGCCTGACGAACCTGCTGATGCGCCGCCACCACCACCGCCAATACCTCCGTTGCCACCAACTACAGCGTTATAAGTTCCTGATCCACCACCGCCGGCAAAATAATAACTGGTACCTAAAATAAAAGAAAGTACGCCAGGACCGCCAGGATAATTGCCATCTGTAGCTGCTGTAGGTCTGCTGGCAGCAACTCCCCCTGCTCCTCCCCCACCTGCGCCAGCAGTATTGGTTGCGCCGCTTCGAGCGCCAACAGCTCCACCAGCAAATCCTTGCCCTAGTGTACCGCTACCACCTGTTCCAGTCGTTGCACCATCAGTGCCGCCCGAGCCACCACCAGAACCACCATCAATACCATTTACGGTACCTAGACCGCTGTAGGTTCCGCCGCCACCGCCTCCAAATGCAGTCAATGCGAGTCCAGACGAGCTCGCTCCTGTTGATCCGCGGGCATTTGATGCGCCACCTGCACCGCCGGCACCGACTACAATGCTATAACTTGTACCAGCTGATAGAGTTGTTGTTGATGTTAATAGTCCTCCAGCACCACCCCCACCGCCCACATGGCTACCTCCCCCACCTCCACCAGCAACTACTAGGTAGTTAACTGAGTAGCCAGCAGCTTGACTAAGAGATTTCCAAGAGCCGGTTGTGGCATCATACCACTCAGGATTACCGGTGGTTGAGTTCATACGAATCATGCCTGTGGCTGGAATTGTAGGGCGTTGCGCTGTGGTGCCCACAGGCAGTTTGAGATACGCAGTGCCTTGAACGTCTAGTGGCATTGGACTTCCTGCTTAAACTGGTGCAGGTACTTCAACCCATGACAGGGTAGCTTCGTCCCAGACATACATCTTACCATCATCGGGATAAGGAACTGGTGGTTGCCATTGCCAGGTAGGTGCCGAAATAGTCCAACTTGGATACGGCTGCGGTGCATAAAATACATCGTTTACTGCATCATATGTGTAGCCAATGCCAGCATAGTTGGCTCGGATGGCCTTGCTTTGGTCTGCACTTGGCACAGGTGGATTTACGTTGGGTTCGTAGTGAATTCCACCGCGTGTGTTATAACTGGTTTTGATCCAGGTTCCTGGACTTGAATCCACAAATGTTGTGAAGAAATCCGCTGTGGCTGTGATCACAGTTGAAACTGTACCATCTACTACTTTTGCATAATGTCCCATATTTGATATCCTTTAGAAATTAGTACTTTATTTTATCTATTTATACGGCCGTTAGGCTATAAATGTTCCTGAACTAGTAAAGGTATGTATTACATACCCACCTGTGATTGTTATTGTTCCACCACTTGCTCTAGCAGTTGTTCCTAGATACCGTATGATGACTATGCCAGATCCACCATTACCCGATGCTCCGCCACCTCCACCAGTGTTAACTAATCCATTAGCACCAGCTTGTCCCACTGTGGTTCCTGTTGCGTTTTTACCAACGCCACCACCTCCTAATCCCGCTGTATAGTTGCTGTTAGTG